CAGACCAGATAAGAATACCAAGTCTAACCATTGTGCTGATCGCTTCTAACTGACCTTCATGATCAGTAGCAGCATCCTTTAGTTTAGCAAACGGACCTTTCTTCTTTTCGACCTCTTTAACCTCCTCTTTGGGAGATTTCTGAACTTCTTCGGACATTGAACGAGCTGACGAGGCTCATCTATTTATCTGAAATCAAGCTTCAACTGGCTGTTTCTTTTTGCCGATGTTGTATTTCGATTCCAAAATCCACTCACTCTTATCCTTGTAGGACAGAACTTTGATTTGGTTCAGTGGTGCCAGTTGATCTTCTACGAGTTCATTAACTACTGTAATCAAACCCCAGTCTGAAAGCAGACGTGCAATCCTATTACGTCGTTGCACATCGTTCTCACTGATGGTTGCTTGTTTGCCATCCAAAGCAAACAGTTCTTTGAAGTGGACAATATAATACTTGCCCTTCTTATGCAGGATGTGGCAGGACTGATATAGTTTTCTTTCCTTGCGAGATGCGACGCCGATTCTTGTCAGAGTTTCACGGACTTTTAGAAAATCATCGGGTTCACGAAGGGAGACTTCCAACATCAGATCTTGAGACCACTTGATCTCATCACTCATCTTTTTCCTCCAATATCAAGTTTTGATTTAATAATGCTAAGTTGTTCTTTAGTCAGAATCCGCAAAACTTGTTCCGCTTTCTCATAGTTGTAACCATAATACTGCTTTACAAGATCGATGTCCTTATTGGACTCCTTCTTCTGCCAAGGGGAAAATCTTTTGGATTTCCTAACACTATATAGATAAAACTGATATTGAAGATCTTTGTCAATATGTGCCATGCCGTTCATGGCATTGGCATTCATAACAGTATCAATAAACCCACCCATACACTTATTGATAACAAAGGCAGGATACTTTGCCATTGCCCTCTCATCCTCAGTTAGATCACCCTGCTTGAGGTTGATGCTGTTTAGATAATCTTTAAGAGGGATCTCGTGATTAGACATAGAGTAGTTCTACAGGGGTGAGAGGTTCGACTTCGTAGTTTGTGATGAGAAGTTCTTGCTTCCGATTGTCTCTGCGATGCTGCATACCATATGTGATATGGAAGTTGCGTTGTTCATACTCAGAGAACGCTTCGGAGATCTCATCCTTCACATTATAGGTGACCATCCACTTATGTGGACATGCTTTGCAAGACTGTGCAAACCAGTCATGATCAAACTCCTTGTGCAGGGCAGCATTAGAACCATACAGATAAGACCCAATCATGTAAGGAGGATCCAAGAACACAAAGATGTCCTCTCCTGGTTCCTGCATCAGATCAGTGTAGTCATAGTTGGTAATGCTCCATGACTGAATGATGTCAGAGTATTCTTTCAGTGCTTTAGCACCACGCACAGTAAAGTTCTGCCGAGATGCAGTGGCAGAGAACGCAGAGTTCTCAGTCAACCCACTGTAAGAGCACTTATTAAGAATCCAAAAAAGAACAGCTTGACGAAAAGAATCTGCTTCGTGAATCTCTTCCTTAGCGTTGATGAATAACTCCTTTGCTTTGGGTTCATCATCATGCTCAAGTTTGATTGCTTGCAGAACATCAGACAAATCATCTCCATAGTCTTGGAGGACTGTCCAGAAGTTATAGAGGTAATCATACTTATCATTCACCCACACAGGGATATCAGGATTTGCTTTGCTGAACGCGATTGCTACTGACCCTCCACCCAAGAAAGGTTCCCTGAACTCAGCAATCTGCTCAGGAAACCACTTCATTAGTTGATCAGCAACACGAGACTTACCGCCAGGATATCTCAGAGGTGTCTTCAACTTCTTCATAACACTTTCAATCTCACTTGAGGGTAATCATCAGCAGTATTGTTGGTATCACCTTCAGGCATAGTATTGAAGGAAATGCACCAGCGTTCTTGGTCTTCAGTATTTGGTTTAGAACTGTGCATAAACCAACCAGGGAATAGGATTAGTGTACCCTTACGAGCAGGAATATACTCGTAGGGTTCCCATCCATCTCTCCTCATGACTTCCAGTGTATCATAGTTTCGTGCAGTGACTGGATCATGGAACACTGTAGATACACCATCTGTCAGATACAAAATACCCGACACAACCGACATTGCATGACGGTGCATCGGATGACATCCGCCTGAGTTCTCTCTAGATAACACTGCCCACATCAATGATACTGCAAGTTTTTCAGTATCCAGATAGTAGTGAACCATGTAAGAGTTCAGGCACTCTTGGATTTGTCGCAGGAGATTAGAAAACTCTGGACGTTTGTGTAGATCTCCCCGAGATGTGTAGACAGTATTGGGAAAGTTATACAGTCCCATCTCTTCATGCCGAAGAGCGTGAATAACAGACTGGTCAATCTCAATATCCTGAAACTCCATAACATCAACGGGGAAGAGTTTATGGATATTAGAGATTGGTTTCAGATCTAGTTTCATTTGAACTCACAACGCATCATAATCTCGGTCAGAAATGCCACCAAGTTGATCTCTTGGTCAACAACGAATGCGGACTTGTACTGGTACTCACCAATGATGAGGACTGCTTCAGGAATACTCTTGGGTTCAAGGTAATCGTAGAGCGAGTCATAGACTTTCCGCATGATCTTAGTGGGTTCGTTGTCCAGATTCTGAACAACCCACTTACGCATATTGGTGAACTCACGACCTCGTAGATATTTAACAAGGTCTTGGATCTGTACATCGGTACCCTGAGCAAGGATACCAGAGTCAATCTTGCCGCGAGAGGAATACCGCTGCAACTCATTCAGAGTGCGGCGGAAGTCGGGGAAGTGCTTCTTGACCAGGGCAGCGACAACCTTGGGATCAAAGTCAATGCTCTCCTTGGAGAGAATATCCTGAGTTCGCTTGAAAAACTGACCAGCAATGGCGGTCTTGTCACTGCCCTTGAGAGCAAAGTCAACCACGGCACAACGGGAGTGCAAAGGTTCGATGATCTTGTTCTTGTAGTTGCAAGTGAAGATGAATCGACAGACCTTGCTGAACTCCTCTATGGACGCCCTGAGCAGCAGTTGCACGTCAGGGGTGGTGTTATCCGCCTCATCAACGATGATGACCTTGTGGCGTGCCTCAGAGGTCAGAGAGACGGTGCTAGCGAACCCCTTCGCTTGGTTCCGAACGGTGTCAAGAAAACGACCTTCATCGGAACCGTTGATCACGATGTAGTCAGCACCCAACTCGGTGCACAGTGCCTTAGCAACTGTGGTCTTGCCGACACCAGCGGTGCCAGACAAGAGCAGGTTGGGGATCTCGCCCTGTTCTAGGAACCCCCTGAAGACTTCCTTGGTGGAGTCAGGCAGGATGCACTCATCGATAGTCTTAGGACGATATTCTTCAACCCAGAGAAACATAATGTGTAATCAGCGATCAGGATACGGAGTCAGGTTCAAGGGCAATGAAGTATTCAACGTCAAGGTTTTGACCCTTGAAGTGTGCAACCTTCTTGTCCGAGATGTTCACAGAATAGTTGACAGAAGTGGCGGAGCGTTGTGCCTGTGACATAACTTTGAGGTTCTCAACCTTAAAGCAGAAACAGTAGTCACGGTCGTCCTCACCAACCTCAATCTCAAATGCGTTGCTGGTGTCATTCTTCTTGTCAGTGACAGAAAGAATCATCTTGCCGTTGCTGGTAGACAGACACAGGTCAGGGACCATGTACATCTTAGCGGCACGTTCGATGGTGATCAGAGTCTCAGACGGCAGATCAAACGAAGTGATAGTGTCAGGGAGACTGAACTCCTTCTTAGGAGGAGAGGTAATGATGTCGGGGTCAGCGTAGAAGAACGTGGTGCTAGACCGACCGTTCTTAGACTTCACACGACAACGACGCTCATCGATGTCAAGTTCAGGTTGTTCGATCAGGGAGATACCACCCAGGAAGGTGGACAGATCATAGAATGCCATCTGATGAGGAAAGTCCTCGGGAACCGTAGCACGAGCAAGAATGTTGCGGTTCAGTGAGATAGTGCTGATCTTGCTGCCTGGTTCAATAACAATCGACTTGTTGATATTGCTGAAGTTTTTCAGCAGGTCATAGGTAACAGGGGAAAGACTAATACTCATTGAGGATACGTTTCAGTTTGTGCGTTTTTGTCGTTGAAGTGGAGAAGAAGCATACCGTAGTGCAGAATCTTGATGATGTCTCTGCGGGCGGTACCCTTCTTGTCGTAGCGGGAAGCATACTTGAGGATGTTGCTTCGGCAGAATGCCTCAGCGTCACCACATGCTTCAATCAAATCAAGTGTCTGGATAGAA